CTCACAATATTGCAAAACATTCACATCGTCAAAGAATGGATATACCTGAGTATTTGGTTTCATGGCAGTTGCGTTGATGGTAACAACCTTGTTACGAATGAATGGGACGATACTGACATCTACGATTCTATCACCTAAGTTCTTTGTCACTCTTTCGGGTACAATTGTTGTTCGGATACCAGTTCTTGTTTGCTTCTTGGTGATGACCGATGTGGTTTTGGTAACTGTAGTATTTTGAGTTGCCAAACGCCTACGCATTCTGCCATCAGGGGCCCTTCTTGTGTGGGGTCTGTCAAGATATTTTCTTTGACTTCTGGTAGAAGATGACTGTGATTGAATCTTTGTTCCCGACCAAGTGGTTGACCAATCATTCCATTGAGTCTTACTTGCTCTTGCACCCATTGCTTCCCATGCATCATTTTCACCTTCAAGATTAATCTTGACAGTTGGTTTTCTTGTAGTATCCTTCCATGTATCGGATGAAGGATTCAACTTAAGAGAACCTAACCAGTTAGTAACATTGAATGGGTTTACACTGATTGCACGACTTGCAACAGGCTGAACCAACCATCTTGGAGGACTTGCTAGGGCTGTCGAATCAGTTCCATTACCATCACCCTTATATCTTAGAGTTAAGATGCCGTCGGCAGACTTAGTTACATTTCCTGAGTCACTGCCTTCGGGGTCACCGAGGGTTAGTTGTCTCGCTTCAAATGTTGGTCTTAGTTGTCCAAGTTCGAAATCCATTGCACAGTTGTAGTCTCTGTGAAGAACATCTCCAACTCCGTGACCTTTAAAGTTGTCAACAAGAATTCCATTCTTGAATCTTTCACCACCAACAGCACCATCAGTGATTGAGAGTTCTGAGGTTTCTTTCTCAAGAAGATTCAGTGATGTGTAGTATTCAATCTTTTCAATTCTCTTCTCAAGTTTTGCAATGTCTTCCATCGTGTAACGCTGATGGTCGATATATGTTAGAAGAATATCGTCAGCATTGTATGTGTATTCGGGAATTGCAATAGAGTAAAGAGTCATTGCTTCAGAATCATCAACTGGTGCTTCTGGAACAACATCAGACTTACCTGCAAGAATATCAAACTGTCTTGATTTCCTCAAAACAATCTTATCAATTCTTGGAACATAGGATGTATAGTCTAACTGCGGCACATGTTGCGTTCCAACTTGAGTACCAGAGGGTTTAAGAACTGATGTTACAGAATCAACATTTGCCGCTCCGGCACCGCTTGTGATAAAGTTATCTTTAATTGGTGCTTTTGTGTCAAGAAGAGTTGGGTCTGTTGTGTCATATGCTTCTGCAATAACTTTGGAAGTTACATTATTTCTAAGTGGTCTAAAGTCCAGACAGTTTCTTAATTCAATTCTTGCACCGAACAACGGACTAGTATGAACAGGAATATCTTCATAACCAGTGAAGTCTGGGTGGTGATTTCCGTGGTCATATGAGTTAACAATGATTGGTCCTGCACCAGTGTGTTCAAAGAATTTAAATCGCACATAAAGAGTACAGTTCAAACTATCTACACCTGCACCTTTTCTGAAGTAACCATCAAGGTGGAGAGTTTTGATGTCTTCTCTGTCGATAATAATTTTTGCATGGTCGTAAATGTTATCTGATAGAGATGGTTCAAACTCACAGTGTTCGGTGATATCTTTCAACATCTCGTTACCATCAGAGTCGGTATACCAAACCAAAACATCAGTTACATCTGTAACATCAGAGAAGCCAAGACTTGTTGTGTATTGTCTGGGTAGGTTTGCTTGGGTAAAGAAGAATCCAGTACCATCACCTACTGTATCCGTACCTGCTTGGTCTGTTCCATTCCAAGCACTCCATTTTGTTGCAAAGTTATTGTTTCCACTTGTAGTAGCATACTCTGTGCCAATGTTTGCGTTTTTGAGAGTTACTTTATAGAAACCAGCAAGACCGTCATCAGTGGTTGTCGAGAAGAACGCACTGTAAGTAGAATCATTTCTTAATGAAGTGATACTCTTAAGTGTTTTTGTTCTTCTATGATTAACACCACCGGCACCAACAATCGATGACGCGGCCAGAATATAATTAGAGGTGGGGTCAAATTCTGTCGAATCTGTGCTAACAATCCACACACCAAGTCTATCTTCTGTGCCTGATTTGTTTCCTACATGGAACATAGTTCTATCAGACAAGTCATAAATTCTACCAGTGTCCTGATTAATTAACACATACTTTGATTTCAGAACAGAATCAGAAAATCTAGCAGTGGGTGTAGGAATCCAATCAAAGTGAGTTTCTGTTGATGTGTCACCTGTGGATGATGCACCCGACCACTTCTCAGTTGTATTGTCATAGTTTGCTAGTTTAATAAATCTACCATCACTCAAAGCGACATCAGTTAAGTAGTAGTGACCAAGACCACTATCAACCGTTCCGATGTTTAAATTTGTAAATGACTTAGAAGTTTCATAACTATCAAGACTTGTTATAGTTTTTGTTGAGTTATTTGTTGGTAAGCAGAAAATATTTGTGTTGTTCTTAGTGTCAAAGAGGATTGTTTCTCCACCAAGAAGACTTTCACCGACCCATTGCTCTTGAACACCGAAATTAATATTAACTTTAAACAACGGAGTGGTGTCGTTAAACAGTCTAATTTCTGAGACATCGGCAAACTTCATACCAAAGTCTGTCTTGACATCGTAGAGATAAAGTTGTACTAATTGTTCATTGATTGCATCATCGGTTCCAAAGTTGTAGTTAATTGTACGAACTCTTGCAGTACCTTTCTTTTCTAATGTGGTTGAACCAGTAACTTCATTGTTTTCAACCGCCCATCCAGTGGAACCACCATAAAGTTCAACATAGAAGTTGGATGATGGATTTCCTGTAGAACCTGCTGTTCCAGTTACTAAGTCACAAAGAAGAAAGTTGCCCACTCCATTCACCACATCTTGGTCTTCGGTGGAAACCGTCAATCTGGACTTGGGTAAGTCTAGATATTCTACACTTTGATTTTCAAATTCATAACCAAAGACATATGCCTTCCCTGTTCCCATCCCGATTGCAATCTTTTCTTTTGATGAAGTAACAGTATCTAAAGCATTGCTCAAATCTGGTGCCAGTCTAGCCAGGGAGTATAATCCATTTTCCGAATCAGTGTTTAGTTTGATTGGTGGGTATGTTGTAGCATAAACTGAACCATCGGGTAGAAGCAAATTATCAGTAATTGCTTTCAGTTCAGTGGTAGTAATAATAGTTGCATTCTTTTCAGGAGCGGTAGAATCATTAATCTTTAAGGTTGCTCCTTCTGCGGGAGTCCCACTGAGAAGATAGATGACTGTTGTTCCGTAGACAGTTTCATCACCGGCTGTTAAATCAATTCTTTCATTTTCTCTATCCAAGAACATGTCATCATGAACGACCACACCAAAGAACACAGTGGCGTCTGGGTTTGTTCCTGCAATCACATCATTCTTAGAGTATGAAGTGTTTGCACTAGATGCATCTTTTGGAGTTGAGCGTGTTAGAACATAACGGTCATCTCTGAAATACTCACGAACTTCTGTTTCAAATGGTCGTACTGTATAGTTTCCAGACTCGTCGAATGTTCTTCTTGCAAGAGTTTCTTCAAATTCACTATATGTTGGATACTTTTCATAGTAAGAAACGGAACCATCAATGATTCTTAGTTTCTCTAGGAAATCATCTGTGGTGTATTCTGAAAGTTTAACATCATTGATAATGTTTGGGAATGGTTTCTGTGATAGAGTCAACTCTAATTTATACCTGTCTCCGCCAGGAGCAGAATAGTTGTAGGAACCAAATGCATTATCAAGAAGAGTAACATCTTCGGTGGATTCTACTGCTTCTCTTGTGATATCAAAGCCAACTTTTGCAGTTGGGAATTGGAACAATCTAATTCCAACCAAACTTTCGTTTCCTTGATACTGAACAAAGTTAGTGGTTCCACTATAATCACCAGTGTCTGAAATTGAAGGCAGAGAGCCTGGTGCAGCCGTGTTTTCGATTTCTACCGCATCAGTTGTATCTTGAATAGTTTCCGTGCCTAAAATTGTAGTCAGTCTTCTGGATGTCTTGAACAGAGGAACAGTTTGCTTTGGTGTAAGAACAAAATATCCTTCAACATAGAACACACCTTCATCATTGGTGACCAAAACTGCATTACCAGTTGTGTAAATGTTATCACTTACGGTGGTAGCAGTTTTCACCGTACAACGAAATTGTGTGTTGACTACATCACCGGCAGTGTTGTAGTCAATTTTGGTAAGAACATTCTCATTTGTGTATTCACTTTGACCACCAGTAATTGCATCTTGATATTCGATAAAGAAAATATGATATGGGTCAGCAGTGGTTGCTTCCTCAATGTGAAGAACTTTTGCCCTTTGGGGGGTTGTGATTGTTTGTCCTTCTGTGTCCTCGGTTGAAGAAAGAATGGAAAGAGTGCAATTTTTGAAGTTGTCGGTATTAATATCAACACCATCGTATTGCTTTTCGATTCTAATAAACTTACACTTCACATCGGCAATCTGGCCATCAAAAACTTGACTTCCTTCTTTGAAGAAGTGATTACTTAAACGAGTGACTTGATTCTGTGAAATTGTTTGTAACTGAGTCAACTCTCTGGCTTGCACAGCACGGCCAGGTTTAAACAGAATTCTCAGAAACTTTTTGGTTTCATCATAGTCATCAAAGTAAGGAGACTTTGAAAAGTTTTTTGGGTCATAAGTTGCCATTTATTCGTTCTCTCCTAGAATCTCAAAAGAAGTTTTGTCTCTTCCGCTCTCTCTGTGTTTCTCATAACAGGAAGGATATTCTCTATGTATAGCATTTCACCTGAATCTGGTCTAAGTTGAGGGTATTCAATTAACGGTTTCTTGCCAGTTGGGTCTGTTGTATCCGTCTTAATAACCCCAACAGTATCTATGTAGGTTACAGTATCGCCAGCAATAAATTCTCCGTCCCAGTCACGAACGGTAGTTACTTCGATGCTTGCATCTCCACCAGTGATTCCTATGGTGCTTTCCACGATGTATCCTGTTCCTAGTGTTGTGGTTCCTCTCTTAAAGGTTACCTTTCCATCTCTTGGAAAATCTCCAGCCACAAAAACTGATGCATCACTTTGCACAAACACATTTAGAACATAACTTTGTTTATACGCATTTAAAGGAATAGTCAAGTTAGAAGTATCACTTCCCAATATACCAGCATTTGTTTCATTTGTTGCAGGTGTTCCACCATCAAAGTTAGCAATATTAAATACGCCAGTGAATCCATCCACTTCTTTGAATTGGGTAATTCTTTCGCCATCAACTGGATTGCCAGTATCTGGGTCAATGAAAGGTGTAATAAATGTTCCATTCACATCTTTCAGGTAAACATAGCCAGACTTGCCTCCCTCATCGGAAACCCAATCTACAATAGTAGCAGTTGCTTTCGAGGTTGTTCCCATGATAAAGGAACCTTTATCAAATGTTTCGTTAGTATAATCTAAGAGGTCAAATGGTAAATCGGTAGCATTGTATTTGTTATATGATGGTTTAGAATCTGAAGTTTCATAAATTGATATACCGTCTTTCTTAATAAATTCACCAGAGATTACTTCAAGATATAGTTTACCGACAAGTTCTTGTCCTGCTGGTACGGTAGGATTGACCCCATTCCAGACGGGAGGAACCCAATCAACAACAATACCTTTCGCTCCAGTTTCTTCTTGGGTCACCTCTGCACCCTTTAAGAAATCATATTGTGTACCACCAACACCAAATGGATAGTAGTTTGGGTCGGAAGAATCAATTGATGTTAAGAAATCAATTCTGACCATTTCTGGTTTGATTACTCTTAGTCTGATTCTTTCATCTTGCTCTTCTCCTGCTTTCTTTCCTGCAAGAGGCCCTTTGTTAATCAAAGGATTCTTCACCACACCGAACTGTCGGAAGTCATTAACAGCACTAAAGAATCCTGCTTCTTCACCTTCCGTTCTAATATTAAGCATGACATCATTTGCACCCAATTCTGTTTCGGGGTCTGCACCGTGTCCGCCAGGTGGTGAAATTTGTGGTTTAATTAAAGTCTGTAAACTAGCACCCAAGCCGGCTTGTGAACCACCAGATGGTCTGGGTGCCTCCATTCTTACTACAGTGTGGTCTTTACCAGATGTTACCATCAACACATCATCAATAACATACTGTGCAGAATTTAAAGCAGTCTCTTTCATTTTCGGAATAGCAACAGAACCTTTACCGTTCCCATAAATCTTAATTGTTGGTAGAATCTCAAATCTACTAATGTCTGCTGATGCTGTGCTTAGTGGTCTTGTTAAAGGTCTTGCAAGAGTTACCAAAGCGTATCCTAAGTCACCCTCTTCGCTAGTGGTGGTAGCGTTTGTAATTTCAATATATTGTCCTGCACCTGAACCAGAATAAATGTATAAAGAATATCCAACAATATCAGGAACGGCACCTGCATATGTTAGAATGTTTTTCATATTCAATGCAACTTGAGTTGAACCAACTGCGGATTCAGCAACAACAACATTTTGTTGAATTTCAAATTCATTTGGCCCATCAAAGTGAGTGGCAACAACTGTGTGGGGCCAAAATGTTCCTTGCTGAGTGATATCAACATGGTCAATACTACCTGCAACGGCCTTTTGTTGCACATCATATTGTAATGCTTTCTCCCCAGAATAAGTAACTCCAGTCAGTGTTTCAACTGGAATATATTCCTGAGTTAGAAATCTTTTCTTGTCTTCAGGAATTTGAAACATGAATTTCCACTTGTATCCATCTGGAGTTTGGAAAACATTTGTGGTTGTGCTAATTGGTTCATTTACAGATGCGACTCCTTTATTATTGGAAATGCATTTGTAAACTCTATTGTCAGAATTCAAAACATAGAATTTAACAGGACATGTCTCGTTAAACAAATCTACACTATCGTCATATTGAGGATAAATTGTACCACTAGCCCAATCATAACGGGGAACGATTAGGGATACATTATTTTCTTTGATTAACTTTAGACCAATCATATTATTCCATCCATCTGAAACTGAATGGAAAGTGTCTAAAGTTAAGGGTGGAGAATTATCATCATCCCAAGGATGCACCTTACCATAAAACAAAAAGTAGAAATCATCAGACACAGTTGTGAAACTGTCCATGAAGTCTCTAGCAAATTGCTTTCTAAAGGTCGCTTTGATTGGTGTTTCTGTTGCCATTATTACCTCATCTGTTGATATGATAAATCTTGTTGCGTTGTGCTTAATTGTTTAAATGCATTACCTGTTGTCCCAGTATCTATAGGCATATGCAAGAAATCATCTATAATGATATGTAGGAAACGATTAGGTATCACGATATCCTCTGTTTTTACGGCGGCTTTGATTGAACCTGAAACTCCCTCTCCCAGTCTATCTCGCCCAATAAAGGAAGCCGCTTCACCCATATTTAGAGCAACTTTACTAAAGTTTGTTTCTAGAAAATAACCAGTCAATCCCTCTGTTACATAAGAAGAGTCCATGAATTTTGAAGTGTTAGGAAGAACATCTATATGAGCAAGTGGTTTTGCTCCTTCACCCGGCACCACCACAGTTGTGTCGTCACCATACCATTTAACATCATAAACAATTCCTACCTCTGCTTCTACTTGTTGTTCTACAAAAGGCCTTAAATCACTACCAGTTGCCCTGTCATAATTGATATTATCTTCTTTTCTTTTTTGCGTTATCTTTTCATGAACAGCAATTGGATACGCGGTTGCATTTTCTGTTGTATTCGAAATGTCTGCACTATACAACCATATTCTTTTGATTGTTTCGGTGGGTGGTATGTAATTTATTCCTCTGCTGTTGGGATGAGGATAAATAATCCAATATTGTGTGTCGGTACAGCAACCATATCCCCCTGTGAGTCCATCTGCGTTTGTATCACCACCTGAGATTGCAAACGGAGTAAATTCACATGGAATCCAACCACCAGAACAACCTTCTGTTCCATGTTCTATGTTGTTTAAATCAAAATCAGGACAATGAGCATTGTGGCCTAAAATATCATTTATGTTTGAACTCAGCGGGCCGGTAATTGAAACTTCACTTGAGGGAACTGCATGTGGGTTATGTGCAGTTACTCCTGATTCCGCAACTGTACCTCTACCAGAACCTCCTGATACTGCACAAGAAAACGGATTGTATCCATTTGGATATAAGTCAACACCAGCAGAGTTATTTCTTAAATTCTCATAGGTTTGGAATGTGTATGGAGTGTAATGACCAATTAATGGATTTTCAAACACACGAAGTTCATTATGTGATGCATCAATGGTATCAATTCTCTTTCTATAAAGGAGAACTTCTCCGAAGACTTCCATGCCAGCGGGGTGAATGATTTTCTTGATAGCATCAATCCAGTTGTCATAAGATGTTTCAACTTTCAAAACATATGAGAACTCTTGATAGTATCTGCTGTCTTGAATCTTTTTGTTGGTTGATAGTTGTCCGTCTGTCCCCTCATAGTAGCCTGGATAATCAGAAACTCCACCAATGGTAATATCAATTTTTGCGTTTTTCCCAAAAGGAGTATCAATATATACTGACCAATCAGAAACATTAGCGTAATTGAAACCGAAGTCAATAATTCTGAGTGTCTTGATTGTTCCTAGTTGAATCTCTTCGTCAGATTTGTATAAACTACTTTGTGTATCTACCTCTTCGATTCTTGCCAAGAAACCAAAACCAGTTGGATTTTTTGTGGGGTCTTTAGACCTGAGTTGAATAGTTTCACCTGGCTGATAATCTTCTCCGCCCTCTGTCACAGCCACCGAAGATATTACAGGGTAAACTTGTTCAGTCAAAAGATTACCGTCATTATCTGTTCCTTCTATATTCCGTGTGTGTTCAAACTGACCGAAAACTCCAGCAAGGAAAATCTCTGCAATCTCTACACCATCAACAGTGTATAACTGTAGGTCGGTAACTCTACCGTAGGCTGATATTACACCGGCATCATTTCTTTGTTTAATTTCTTTTTGCAAAAGACCAAACAACGCTGTTCGGTTATTTGCTGTTGTCTTGATAGACTTTCTCTTAATCCATTTTCCATCCGAAAGTCGGAGAATATCCTCTTTGGGGTAGTAGAATTCCATGGCCGAGTTGTAGAGAATTCTGAAAAGAAATTCATAAGATTTCTCGGAACCCTTTGCTCTATAGAAC